GCTGCCATTATGCAATCTCATACCAGATGTCTCCATTAACAGGACTACCAGGTGCAGTTGAACTAACTGTCCTAGTACCCTCACCATTTGTTCCAATTGAATAACTAGGCATTGGAATGGTGGTCCCAGATGTTACTGCCAGTGTTGTAAATGATCCGGTTCCACCTGTAATTGATCCACCAGATATTGCTGCCGTTCCTGCAACCAGAGTATCTATATTTGCAGTTCCATCTATCCACAAATCCTCCCATTCGTTCCCGGTTCCTGATGCCCCCAAATCAAGACCAGCAACATTGGGGAGAAAATCTGTTGCAATTTTAGAAGTGAATGAGACTGTATCGGTATTAGCTGATCCAAGTGTTACATCACCATTTGCCACCAGTGCATCAGTTGTGTCTGTTCCTGGTTGTCCAACACATCCTGAAACTGCTCTTGTTGTTTGACTTAAACTTGTGAGTGGAGCACAAACAATTGGACCACTATTGATGTGGACTGGTTCTATGACTTTTGCAATTGTATGTGTGGAAGCAATATCTTTTTCAAGTCCGGGACTTGCAGCAACTGTAATACTATCTGCACTGGTTTTTGCAATAACAGTATGGATAACAGGATTTGCTGCATTTCCATTTGTTGCAGAAGCAGACCCTGAAACTCGAATCCTGTCTCCAACCTGGACAGATTCAAAATATTTATAGTTGGAATCAGTTGATATGGTGTTTGTTGCATCATCTTTTCTCAAGAGAATAGCAGCCGATGTGATCCCAGAAAATATCTGATCCTCAAGCAATTTACCCAATGCATCATCGGCAAGATTTAGTGTCGTATGAAGATTTGCGCCCCATGATTGATTATCGCCGCCTACCTCAGATTTAATAAAATTGTAATTATCAGTGAATGTGTTTGCCATTTATGCCTCTGTCCATGTTGTTGAACCTAACGTCTCTTCTGACTAGGTTGTTGAAATTTAATGTCCTTTATATGACACCCCACTTCCTAAAGTACTACTATATTGTACATTACCACCACCAACTGCAGTTTCTACTTTAAAAGTAGTTGCCGTTTTATCATTTACATAATAATTAGTATCAGCAGTAATATTACCGGGGAATGTGCTGCTTGTAGTAAACTGAATTTCATCATCATCAAGTAGAGTATGATCAGTATCAGTGAATATTAGATCTGTATTACCCAGAGAAAAAGTAACACTTGCTGTTCTACAAGCCGGGGCACCGGAATAACCCTGATAGTGGAAACGTGTGCCCGGACAAGTTGCAGTAAATGATGTTGGTAGTGTTGTATAATTACCGGGGGCATATATATTTACACTGTAGATATATCCATTTGTAGGGTTAATATCATATGTCCCTATAAAACCTGAATCAGAACCACCGCTTGCTTCAAAAAAAGTTGTACTACAATAGTTAGTTCCACTACCAGAATCAACATAAGCAATTGCATTGCCACCTGAAGCAGGTCTGAGATTTATTATAGTAGCATCACTTGTCTGCTTAACATAGTAGACAATGCCAGCAACTAGATTACTTGGAAGATCATCACCCCAGAAGATAATCTTATCATTATCTGGTAACCCTCCACTTGGATTTGAACCCGAGAGGAAGTTATTAGTAGTGTAAGTACCAGGGTTGTTAGGAGTGTTAGAGAACCCTGTAACATAATCTACAAGACTCACTCTTAATCCACCACTACTATCAAATGAAGTTATATCTATTTTATCTGCTGCACCAGTATTCCCATTATTTGACCAATTCCCATGATAACCCCCTGTACCCTGTCCCACACCCCACTCTTGGATTTCACTGGAAGTTACTCCCTGCTCTGCACTAGCAACTACAGTATTAGAAATACCAAAAGCAGCAGTCCAGGTTGTGGTTGCATCAGTTAAGTTGGTCCAGGTTGCAGTAGTTGTTGTTTCATCTGTCCACTCTGCAGATCCATAATTAAAGCTGCCATATATTGATGATCCATATAATTGTGGACCAATTGGTTCTTCTGTCCATGTTTCATTCATATCATGTATAAATGTATTTTGGTCGCATATTTAAAGTTCCACCAGAGTACCTACTTTTTTCATCTGATAACTGAAGTTCCTGCATTGACCTGTCTAATAATCCACCCCACTGTCCTGCAGACTGGGGGTCCATTATATAGGGACTTGCTTGCATCAGTGTTCCATAAAGATAAATATCTGGATGTGCCAGTAGTAACCAGTTGTCACCAGAATCTGCCAGACCTGAAAGTGCAGGGATATCTTGATAATAATTTAACTGAATGGTGTAGGTTGCATCGGGTGTTGGTAACAATTGGATCGATGTTCCTTCAATTGTATAATAACTTGGTGTTCCTGTTTTGTTATTTTGTTGTTCACGGTAGTCATCAGACCTGTCTGATGTAATATAAACCAGTCGTTTGGGAGGTGTTGTTGAAGTCAGTTCAATATTCATCATCTCCAGGTAATCAGTTGGGATACTTACATATTGACTTTCAACCGATGCGGTACTTCTAACCAGCATTTCTCTTGTCCTAAAATTACGATTAAAGGTTGCTTCTGCAAGAGAAATAAATTCTGGTATCCTGGAGGTAAGATCTGACCTGTTAAGCCAGTTTGCTACTGCAGTATGTAATTCTGCTTTTGTTGAAATTGCCATCAGGTGAGTCTCCCTTCAACGGTTTTGAAAACCTTGTTTTCTGGTTTATCTAGCCACTTCAGGATTGCTTTGGAATCCCCATCGGAACCCATAATTCCATCTCTGATCAGTTTTGCGAATAACACTAGTGGGATCTCAGCAATATGCCTGTCATCTGCTTTTCGGTTAACAGGTTGTTCTCGGAGATATTTATTGTAGGTTAACGTCGGTTGGATATCCTGAGTTTTAACGACATGAAAAGTCCCATCGCCATCTTCTGTATGGATTGCAGTATGGACTCCATCAACTGTCCCTAAATTTGTTGTTGCTTTTGGCACATTTATCCATTCTCTCTCTCCAGAAAAGTTGGTTGCTACCCCTCCAGGAGAAGGGGTAGTTTATGAATACTGAAACACAGCATCCAAACAAAGTTTCAGTACTCATTATAAACAGGGTTAATGATTATGCACCACAATCTGCTACCAGACCATGTGCTAATTCATTATCCACCTGCAAACCGCCTTCCCAAATTATATATTTGCCCTGGGCATCACCTGTTCTCCCGATGTCCTGAGTTTCAAATGCTCTGAGTTGAGCAATTTTTATATACTCTGGGTTAAGGATTAGCACATCCTTCTCGCCTCTCATGAAGCGATCAGCCTGGATTGCATAAACGCCAAAGTCACCTGAATACAGGCTCACGTTAGCATTCACTTCATCCGCTTTTCCTGGAAGTGCCACAACCTGAGTTGCTGATGCACGTCCTGAGAAGGCACTTGCCAACTGCTTATTTGCTGCTGACATAATGATCTCTGTTGGTTGATCTCCAGAGGAGTCAAAACAGAGTTTCATAACTGCCTTCATCAAAACTTCCGTAAAAGCTCTTGCAGTTCCATCTGCCCTGGCAGTCGATCCGACTGCAGCCTGAGCTGCCGTAGGATTGGTTCCACCACTGTGCTTAGAGATATTAGTTGACAGTTTTGCCAGGATACCTGCTGTTGTTCTAGCAGTACCTGCTGCACCACTGTTTTTAACAGAGTTGCCAAGCATCAACTTTTCTACATCCCGCTTTAATGCACGAGACATGATACTGAGTTGATGTGCCATTGCATCTGCCACTCCTGCACGATTTATTGCAGCTTCAGTACCTGTCACTGCTGCACTTCTGTAGAGGATCTGACACTGGTTACTGTTACGAACTGAATTGGTCGATGCAGCAGCAGCTATTACATCACCTTCTAATTGTGCAGTTGTCGCAACTGCTGGTAAACTTTCCGTAGAATGTTCGAAAAGTGTTGAGCTTACTGACCTCTTACCTGCCATTGTAACAAAAGGAGTTTCTTCCGGGGATATATTATATATCACATCCGAAAGATCTTCCCTGTTCCCTTTAGAGGTATATGTGTCAAAAGCATTTACTACTTTAGTCATATTGTCCTTTTATATTAGTATGTTATAGTTTAAAACAGTTGTTTGAAAACTTCAGCAGCATCAGACATTCTGCCTGTTTTAGCTAACCGAATTTTTGCTTTATGAACTGAAGTCTGCTTTCTGGGTTGCTCCGATGCCGAACCTGGTGTTACGGATCTAATTGCAGGTGCTACAGGTTTGAGTTTTGATTTACCCTTGCCTGATAATTGACTTGCAATCATTCCATGCCGTAGAGCTTGAACTGCTCTAGCATCATACACTTGAGAAATTTCTTCAGCAGAATAGCCGAGAGTAGAAACAGCATAATCTCTGATCTGAGACTTCTCTTGTTGCATCACCTTTTGGTCTTGCCACTCTGGTATCGCATCGATTAGAGTCTGGTGCTGCTGGGACAAATGAGTTTTCATCTGTTCCTGCTGCTCATACTCCTTTTGTTGCTGCATACGAAAGTGTTCTTGCCTCAACTCTAGGTCCCTCTCTTTTTGTGAACGAAACTCTTCTTTCTGCTTCATCCATTGGAGAGGATCTGATTCGTACAATGCATCCCAATCCGGTTCCTGGGGTTGCTGGGCTTGCTGCTGTTGAACCAAATGTTCCACACGCTGCTGATACTGCAACCTTTCATTTTTTGCAGCCTCCTGTTCCGCTTGCAGTGCCTTCTTTTCTTCTGCCACCACTTGCGTTTTTTTTGTATAGTCCTGCTGACGTTGATAACCTGCTAAAGCCTCATCAAGCGTGACCTCATAATCTACACCATCTCTTTTAATCCGGTAGTATTTATCAGGTTGCTCTTCAACTTCTTCTAGTTGATCTTCCTCAGTTTCGACTTCTTCAGATTCGGCTTCAACTTCAGTATCTTCTGCTTCAACTTCTGCCTCTTCTGGTACTTCTTCTTCCAACTGCTGTTGTGTGTCGGGTTCTTCCCCGGACAACATTGACTGAAATGCCTGTTCTGCCTGTTGGAGTCCTGCTTGCGCCATGGTTGCTCCCTACTTTAGATTAACTTTTACGTTTCATATTTCGGCTAATTGTCGATTTATGAAACTCGCCTTTTTCTATTATAACAGTAAAATGTGCCTGAACCTGTTCTATTGCCCAAATTAGTTGCCAAAGTATTTCTCTGCCCGGACAATCTTTCGGATCAGAATCCTTCCAGGCATCAATATATTTCTGTTCCATTATCTCAAAAGTTCTCTGAATAAGTGGATCATTCATCAGCTCTTCTGCTCTCTGGGAATCTTTTAGTTCCTGCTCTATTTCGTTCATATTTCTGTTGTTGTTGCAAAAGCCCGATTGCGAGCCTGGGTGCAAATTGCTGGTTTTGTCATGTTCTTAGAATTACCTGATGCAACTGCTTTCGCATATATTTGTTCCCGGTCCTGTAGGCAGATTGCCGGGTCCGGGTGGTCCTTCAATTTACATTGTTTGCAAAATTCAGTATCGTAGAAAATATCTATTTCGTCCATTGAGCCTCCATTAGTACAATAACCCAAAGCCCTCATCAGGTTGCTGCATGGAAAGCAATCCTGGGCCACCTGGTCTTTCCTGATTCATTTCATTCTGTTGTTGCATTGCCAACCTACCAATTATAGCTGGAGGCAACAAACCATAAATAAAATACATATCTGTTTCGTCTGTCTTCTTTGCAATTCTTCTTTCTGGTTTGGGAACAAC